CCGCCCAGCTTGCCGCGAGCCATGATGACTCCGGTTGCCGGCACAGCAGTCTCCCACCCATCGGCCTTCGGGTGATCGGTGAACGGCGTGGAGTAGGCCATTCCGCCAGAAGGCGACAGCGCGAAGAACTCGTGGCCACGATCCAGGATGAACACGCGCTGGGCGCCCATCATACGCTCTTCAATCTGGCCATCGCCGTCCGAGTCCGACAGAGCGAATACGCGCTCATTGCAGGCCAGCAGGATGGCCTCGGCGCCCTTCTGGTCGGTGACGTCACTAAGGTACGTGCCGTGGATCGTCGGCACTTGGATGCGGTCGCGGTTGCCATCGGCCATCGCCACAGAACTCGCGGCGATGGCCAGGAACAACGCTTTGGCGCTTAGGCTGATCACCAAGAGTCTCCCTTTGACGGACGGTAAACCGGCACACAGTCGACCTCAGCCGCGTTGATGCTGGGGAGATGAGACGGCAGGTCGGCACGGCAACCATACTCTGTCTGGTAGACTTTGTCCACCTCCTGCTTGATGACACAATCGTCGGACCCAGGGAAGACGCAAACGATACTGGCTATGATGTATCCAACAAGCACTCCGTCCATTTCTTTGACTCCTTTGTTGAGGTGAGATAAGCGTAACGCCAAATGGCGAAGCCGGCAAGCTATTCAGCCATGCCTTTGATATCCTTCCCCATCAACCAGAGTGGCGCGTCTTTGTGGTCCCCCTGGACGAAGTACAGCACCGAGTCACGAGAGTCTAGAGCCGTAGATTCAACCTCCAGGACTATTCCGATGCCCTCAATGATTCCGTCTTTGTACACCACGCTGTCGTTGGTCTCATAGCGCTCTTTCTTTTGGAGATTCACCGGAGTCTCTTGGTCATTTACCATCCAGCTTTCGACGGACGCGCCAGGATAACTCACGGCAAGCTCGTGGGCCTTGGTATCGTCCTCGAACACGCCGATGACGCCTGTTCCATCCGTTACTATGTGGACAATAGGCGAAAGTTCTTTCATTTTGAAGCTCCTTGTATTAACTCACGCAACTCGGTCGTGTACATATGCAATGTGACCTTAACAGAAATGTGATTGCCCTGTGTGGAGGTCACACAATATACTAGCCACAAGTCTCAGCCCAATAAACATGGAACCAAACATGTTCAAATTCCAGTGGCCTTTTAAGTCGGTCAAGAATAATGCCGACGAAGAACTTCGGCAAGTAAAAGAGCAATTTGCGCCTCAGTATGACGCCCTTGACCCACTAAGCCGCCTGGGAAAAGTTCGCGGATGGGATGTCACCGAGAAAGAGCCGTTCAAGCTCGCGACGGTGGATGACTTCCTGGAGAGCAAGCTGATGCCTGCCGGAGTCATGGACGGCGCCCTGGCAAAGAGCGCGATGGACGATGGCGACGGCACCATGCCGGCTGCCAAGGCCGCGAACGGCGCCAGCAACTACACGGTGCCGGAGCAACTTCAGAACTGGTACAATTCCCAGAGCTTCATCGGCTATCAGTCTTGCGCGATCATCGCCCAGCACTGGCTGGTGGACAAGGCCTGTTCCATGGCCGGCGAAGACGCCCTGCGGAACGGATGGGAAGTCAAGACCGATGGCGTCAAGCTCACCGATGAACAAAAGGCGGTTATTGCCGATCTGGACATCAAGTTCAAGATCAAAGAAAACTTGGCCGAGTTCAACCGGTTCAAGAACATCTTTGGCATCCGAATCGCCCTGTTTGAAGTTGAGTCCGAGGACAAAGACTACTACAGCAAGCCATTCAACATTGATGGCGTGATAGAAGGCTCATACAAGGGCGTTTCCCAGGTCGACCCGTACTGGATGATGCCAATGTTGACGAACGCATCAACCGCCGATCCGTCTGCCAAGGACTTCTATGAGCCGGACTATTGGATCATCAGTGGCAAGAAGTACCATCGCAGCCACCTGATCATCGCTCGCGGCCCGCAGCCAGCGGATATCCTCAAGCCAACATACATATTCGGCGGCATCCCGCTGACCCAGCGCATCTATGAGCGTGTGTATGCTGCCGAACGGACGGCAAACGAGGCGCCGCTGCTGGCAACCAACAAGCGGACCACGGCCATTCACGTGGACGTCGAAAAGGCCCTGGTCAACGAAGAAAGTTTTGTCAAACGCCTCCTGTTCTGGGTCAAATACCGGGACAACCATGCCGTCAAGGTTCTTGGCAAAGAAGAGTCCATGGAACAATTCGACACCAACTTGTCGGATTTTGACTCGGTCATCATGAACCAATACCAACTTGTCGCGGCCATTGCCAAGACTCCAGCCACCAAGTTGCTTGGAACTTCGCCAAAGGGATTCAATGCCACCGGCGAGTTTGAGATGGTATCCTATCACGAGGAACTGGAGTCCATCCAGGAGCATGTTTATGACCCGCTACTGGACCGTCACTACCAGCTGGCGTGCAAATCTCTCAACTTCAGCGCCCAACTGAAAGTTGTATGGAACTCGGTGGACTCCTGCACCAGCCAGCAGTTGGCCGACCTCAACGCGAAGAAGGCCGAGACTGATGAGCGCAACGTCAATATGGGCGCGATTTCTCCTGACGAAGTTCGCCAGCGTCTGCGCGATGATCCGCGTTCCGGATACAATCGCCTGACTGACGATGAGGCCGAGATGGAACCTGGCATGTCGCCGGAGAACCTGGCCGAATTGGAGAAGGCCGGCAGCGAGGCGGGCGAAGCCGAGGCCGCGCGCACGGCTTCGGCGCTTGGCGCGACCCCTCCGACCGCCCCGACAACGCCTAAGCCCCAGGCAGCGCCCATCCCGGCGCCCAAAGCCAAGGAGGATGCTGAGCCGGCGCCGACCAAGGCCGACGAAATCCGGAACCTGCTGGCCTCGCTGGTGTCGAAGCTGGACGACCTGGCCGACGCGACCATGGCCGAAGGCGTCGACCTTCAGCACGACGATGCGCCAGGCCTCCAGCGAACCACCAAGCCGAGTGTGAAAGGCATGGAGCCTAGCGTGTATGGACAGGCCAGACTGGTTGGCGAGAAAGACCACTCCAATCTCCACCGCATTAAGATGGACGGCATCGTGTCTCTAATCGAGAACCCGCGCGGAAGCATCAGACAAGGCAAAGACGGCTCGTGGCGCGTCAAGATGCCTCACCATTATGGCTTCATCAAAGGGACCAAAGGCGCGGACGGCGATGAGGTTGACTGCTTCATAGGTCCTAACTTGAAGTCCAAGCGTGTTTTCGTGGTCAACCAGGTCGGCAAAACCGGCCAGTTTGACGAGCACAAGTGTATGCTGGGCTTCGACTCCGAAACCGACGCACGCAAAGGCTATCTTGGCAGCTTCTCGCCAGGCTGGGACGGCCTCAGCTCAATCCACGAAATCCACCTGAATGACTTCCGGAAGTGGCTGGCGAAAGGCGACACTAGCAAACCGTTCGGGGCCATCCGCTGATGGCCTTCGTGGCGCGCAAAACTCGCGAGCGACGGGCGCCGATGCCCGTTGGTCGCGGCAAGCCCATTGTGCCAAACGCAGCAATCGAGGCCTGGTATCGCCAGCAGATGAACGCCATGGCAAAGGCCATGATTGCCGACTACCGGAAAGAGCTTGGATCGGTGATGGCCTCGCCCAGCGTCCGCAAGTTTTATGGCAAGGACGAATCGCCAAGCTCAGCCTTCACGCGCACTCTGAATAGCCTTCGGCAACGCTGGCGTAGCATGTTCGAAGGATTCGCCATCAAGCTGGCGCCGGAGTTCACCGGAAAGGTCGATGCTGCGGCGACATCCTCCACCCTCAACAGCCTTTCCGTGGCCGGCCTGGATCAGCCGCGTGCGACCTATAACGAGTCCATTCAGAATACCCTCAAGGCCGCGACTGAATTCAACCACACGCTGATAACGAACATCAGCCAAGAAGTGCACGAAAAGATTTACAGTGCCATCATGCTTTCCCTAACTTCTCCCAATCCGGAGGAGCAAGGGACTGCAGGCATTACGAATGCCTTGCGCGACGTCGGGGAGTTCTCCGAGAAGCGCATCAAGCTCATCGCCAAAGACCAGACCAGCAAGTTGTACAGCTCTGTCAGCGATGAGCGAATGGGGCAAAATGGCGTTGAAGAGTTTGAATGGATGCACTCTTCTGCAGGGAAAGTTCCACGGCACACCCACGTGGAGAAAAATGGACAAATATTCAAACTCAATGACCCACGGCTGTGGCAGGGACCGAAGGCCGACCAGGGACCGCCAGGGTGGGCGATCAACTGCCGGTGTCGCAAGATTCCGGTCATCAGATAACTTCGCGGTCTGCTTTGGCGTTGTGACGCGATACCAACGTGGAGACACCGAGATGAATACCGAATCGACGCGGGAAAGAAAGTGGTGGCTGGAGTTCTCCGCTGCTTTTGCGGATTGCAAACGTGGCCGCTTCCTTAACCCGAAACTTGCCGCTGTGGACTTAGTGGTCTGCTTGGCATTCGTTGTGACGTTGTTCTAGTGTTAAGAGTTATCGGATAACTTCCAAGGAGGTTATCCGATAATTTATCCGATAAGTTTGCACACCTAGTGCCGCGTGCGTTTGCTGGGAAGTTATCGGATAATCGGATAGAGTTGCAATTTTCGCAAGCTTTACGGAAATATATAAGACTCTTCCATTTAGTGTACTATTCCTGAAATATTTCTCCTAACGTATTCAAATGCAATATCTATCCGATTATCCGGGAAGTATTAGCGATTGAATCGCAGACCCCTTGCGGCAGTAAGGACGCACACAACTCCAGACCCATCGCATGGACTTCCCGGATAGATTGCGGCAAATTATCCGATAACTTCGCCACTCTTCCCGTCCAATACACGACGCACGGCCATGCCCCTCTATATTACACTTGCCCTCACACTTGGCGCGGCGGTATAATGCCAACCATCTTTCGTATTATCTGAATAACACCGATGCCAAGATCAGCGCGAAGAATCGACGAAAATGGGTACATGACAGTGCGTGCATGTCCAATATCGTCTTTTGGCATATTCGATTATTCGGCAGGCCAACTTGGCTTGCCTGGTGATCCGAATCGCATAGTCAAAGTCTTCCGCCCGGAGTCTGCCGTCAGCAGCCTTGAGGCCATCGAGTCGTTCAAAGATATCCCTCTCATCAATGACCATGAAATGCTTTCCGGGTTCGATGGTGATGACGAGAACACCGCCCCGGAAGACTACGGCATTGACGGTGTAATGACCGGCAATGTGTACTATGAGGCGCCGTGGATGCGCGGCGACCTCAAGGTGTTCAGTCGTTCGATGCAGCAGGCCCTTCGCAAAGGCAAAAAATGCCTTTCCCTTGGGTATGATTGCGACTTCGAAGAGGCCCCAGGCACTTGGCAAGGGCAAGCCTATGAGCTGGTCCAAGTCAACATGCGCGGAAACCACATTGCACTCGTTGATGACGGGCGCGTGCCGGGCGCGCGAGTGCTCGATGGTCGTTGCTTCGACCACATGAGCTTCACCTTCAAACCATCCGATGAGGACGACACCATGCCGAAAGGTATCAAGGCGATGGACAAAGCGGCTCGTGATTCTGCCGTGGACGACCTTCGCAAGCTGATCCCGGCCCTCACTTCCGCCATGGAAAAATTCCTGGCTGAAGAGGCCCAAGAACCGCAGCACGAAGGTGGCGAACAACCCGCTGCCGACCCCGCTGCCGACCCCGCTGCCAAGCCGGAAGAGGGCACCCCGGAGGCCATCGCCCAGCCGGAGCAGGACGTTGATCCCGCTGCCGAACCCGCTGCCGAGGGCAACAGCCTGGAAGAGCTGATTGGCGCCGCTCGCGACCTGCTGGCCCGTCTGGAGGCCGCAGCTGGCGGCGAGCAACCGCAACCGGAAAGCGAGGCACCGGCACAGGATGAAGTCGAAGCCAACGAGGTCAAAGACACCGTTGAGGGCCTCCAAGCTCAAGACCCGGTTGAGGGCGCCCAAGTCGCCACCGACGAAGACCCCATGGCCGCTGCCGTCGACAACGAAGACCCTGCCGTCCCAGCCCAAAAGGCTCAAGACGCTGCGCTTCGCCATTTCTACGCTGATGCTGCTGCTAAGGATAGCCTCTACAAGCGTGTTAGTCCCCTGGTTGGTGCATTTGATCACCGAGCTATGGACGCGCGTGCGGTCAGCGTTTACGGCGTGAAGAAACTCGGCATCAAGTGTGCCGATGGCCAAGAAATGGTCGTTCTCGATGCCTACCTGTCTGGCATCGAAATGGCAAACAAGGCAGCCAAAACTGCTCCGCAAAAACGTGCCCAGGATGCCGCTCCGAAGTGCGATGAACTGGAAGACTACCTGAAGGGGAGTATTTAACTATGTTCCAGAAAACCGT